CTCTAAAACTGCCATCAGACAGTTCTCGAACACAAGATTTTCTCCCACTACGAATAACTGCTTGTCTCATTGAAGTTGCTTCGCTAAGACTAGCAACAACAATGGAGTCACCATCATTCATTTTGGACACAATAGTCGCCCAGTTTCCCCTATTTGGGTGACAAGGTATAGGGACACCTCGCTCTATGATATACATAGAGGACTTTTTATTTATATTAGTCATATCATTTTCGCTTCCTCTAACATAAACAAAAATCATTTATAATTCTTGCACTTCAACCTCTACAATCTCGTTATTCTCATTAAATCCAAGATGTTTTGGAAAGGGCAAATCCATATCTGCCCTTTGCTTGTATAAAACATCTTGTACTTTGTGATTAATCGTGACCAAAGTATTGAAATATTTAACTAGAGCCAAATCAATATCTGATCTTTCCTCTAATTGCCTATCAATCTTTGTATAGATTTCGTTGCAAGTTCCTATGTTTACTTTCAAAGTAAATTCTAACAGTTCTCTATTCGTCATCTGAAGAACCCCCAAAATAATACTTTACTCTTTCCTTATTGTCTCCATTAACATTTGCTTCAATATAATTTTCAACCAAAGCATCTATTTGCTGTTTAACAATACATAAAAGGAAAGGAAGCATATCGTTATTGTCAGTTGGGAAACCAACATAACTGCTGTGTTCAGATTCTAATTTGCATAGCAAATCATAAACTTCACTCAATGCTTCTTCTTGTTTTGGATCAATAGCTTGATCCCATTCTTTTATAGTTATTTTTTCCATAATAATTGTTCCTCCAAGAACATTTATAAGTTAAATAAACTGTTTCACGCTTTTAGCGATCATCAGTAGGAAATACGCATTTCCTATACAGTTTTGGCAAAAATGACTTCGTGAGACTTCGTGTGTTGCATTATCTAAGAGTAGGCAAGGGCATAAGATACCCCAAAATTGCCTACCCTTAGAACGCATTAGATAATTAAATACTAGACATATCTATAACTACTTCTTCTCCAAAAGGAAAATTCATATCGTTATAATAGTCTTGATAGTAAGTAGTAGTTAATGCCCATATAACAGGGACATTTGGCTCAACCTCCTTATCAACATATCCACCTCCATCAGTAAAATAGATGAAAGCAAGTACCTCATCTGTATTATCTGTATAGTCGTTGAATAAGTTGAAAGGTGGATTGAAGTCAGTACCACCACCACCACGAAGATGAAATTCAAGTTCTTCACATTCTAAGTCGTATTCATCCCACCACTCACCACGCGAATTTTTATGAACCCTTGTATCACAATAACAAACTCTAACTTTATCTACTCCACACTCCTCAGCTAAGTTTTGTGTTTCAGTAGCAAAAATATTAAGTTCTTCTTGGGTCACACTTCCACTTGTATCAATCGCAACAACAATCTCGCCACCATGTGGCTCTTTATCGTGGCTCGGTAAATTAACACCACGCCAAGAATGACGTTTGTTAAGTCTTGACCATGTAGGATTTTTTGACATAGCAGACTGTAAGAAGTCTCGCATGACATCAACCCAATCAACGCATGATCTGTTCATCTGCTTAACTGCTTTACCCAAACTACTTTCTGCATTGTCTCCAATACCTTCTAGCTTATCAGCCATCATTATTGTTCGTTGCAATTCTTCTTGTAGTTCAGCCATTTCATTAGGTGATAATTCTTTGCCATCTTCATTAGTTGGCACCCAAACCTCACCACTTAATTGAGGTAAGTCAGCAATTTTTTCTGCAAGAGTTTGACCTTCATTGCTATTGCTTGTCTCACCATCTTCAGCATTGTTATTGATCTGATCTATTGCTTCATCTAAAGCTTCATCATCGTTGCTAAGAGTTCTATAAACTGCTTCAGCAGACATACCATGATACTTGCGATCAAGCAGACCATCCTCAGGAAGTTCCATACGCAAGTCATACTTTAACCACCCATTGATCACATAGTCTGTAGCTATGTTCCAAAGTTGGTGGTCACGCTTACCCTTACGCAAAGGATGTTCCCAAATAACATGACTAGCTTCGTGTATTAATACTGCTTGGATTTCTTCATCTGTTATTGATTTAACAAATTCATCATTCCAATAAATATTAACGCCATCAGTAGCCATTGTTTGACACTTTTCATCTTCTCTAATTAAGGTGAGTTTTAATAGCATAGTTGCCATACCAACATTACCTTTCATTAGTTTCGATCTAGCTTTTATTATTCGTTCTTCACTTTTCATAATTAATCCCTCCAAAGATTTTTTATGAGTTTCTGTTTCGATCTTTTGATCACGTCAGTTTGGATACACATCCAAAGACAGAAGGATGGAAAGAATATTTACTGGTAAATAATATATTTTCTCCACCCTTTACTGGCTTACTTCTTATACATATTGTCTAAGAATCCACCTTTTAATTCATCAACAGAATCTTCCAAATCATCTGCTATTTGTTTTCGTTTCTTAGCAGAATAATCATCATCTTCTCTTAAAGAATCTACGTCATTAATAGAAGCAAACACGCTAACTAATTTTTGATGAGCATCAGCAATCAATTTGTCATTATTTAAAATGTCATTATTGATAGATGGAAGCGTATCAAGAAATTGTCTAAGTTTATTAAAACTAGAGTTCTTAAAGAATCCTCCACCTTGCTTATTGTTAGGGTCATAAGACTTTAACTTTTCTGCTAGGTGATCAACGGATTCCAAAAGAGTTTCCACTGTAGTTCTAGTAATAGCTTCTACATTCTTGTTAGCTCTCTTAATTGCATCTTGCTCAATCTTCTTTCTAAGTGATTCAGATACATTTAATCGCACATCACTTTTACTAATAGTTGGCACTTGTCCTAACTCAAAATCAAATCTGAATTTAGTAGCAATATCTTCTTTAGTTGGATAATCAGATAGTTTAAAAGCATGACCCAATTTATGCCTATTTGCATCAATCAAATTGTCGTAATTATCAAGAAAACCTTTTACCTCTTTCTCAAAATCGCTTTTAGCTTCGTTTACCTTATCCATAAGAGTATCAAGTTCCTGATTAGGGCATAAACGCCACCCACTCAAGACCTTGCCTTCGTAGTCGCTAGTATTGTCATCCCATGGAACAGTCAAAGGATAATAAACATTGTTTCTGAATTGATTAATAATCCTTCTAAAGTATTTATTAGTCTCTTTTCCAAAGATGTATTTAGCAACATGTAAAGATTCACTCATTGCAGATTGATCTATCGCTAGACCTTCTTTTAAATCCTTATCTGATTTAACTCCTGAAGGATGTTTGGTATTCAAACGCACCAAAGTCGCATTTTCAGATAAAGTATTAACATTTTCATTATTCATATTTTTCTCCAAAAAAATAAAATGAGTTCTGATTTCATAGTTTTCTAATCATCAGTTGAGATACACATCTCAATATCAGAATGGGAAGAAAAGGAATATTTACTAGTCAATAATAAATATTCCTAATTCCCCCCTAGGTGGTAATCTAAATTTCTAAGTCTTGGTTATCAATCTTAAATTTAGAATAAGTATCGCAATCTTTAAGTTCGCTTCTTAATCCAACAATCTTTCTAACAAAGAATATAGAAAATTCTACTGTTGCTAACTTCTTCAGATAATCCAAAGCATTAGCAAAATAGTTATAGATATCATTCTCACTAGCACTATTGATAGCATTAGTAAGAGCGATAGTAGTTGCATAGCAAAGACCAGCTTCATCAATCATTTCAACATCTTCACCTTTACATATTTTAGATATGTTAGGCACGTCATTTTGAAGTGAGATAAAGTTCATCAATTCAATGGCACACTCTTGACCAACATCACCTTCAAATAACTTTTGTCTAAGTTCTCGTGGTGGGTCAGTTTTCAGCGTATCACTTAACCTCGCCCATGATCTTGGACTTGGTTGAGGGTCATTGCACTTAGGGTCAAACTCCCACAATAGTTGTGGCATGAATCTGATAAGACCTTGCACATTGAGATCAATGTCGCTCTTGTCAGCCCACGCTAACCAATCATCTACATCGTGAGTAAACTGAATTGCAGTAGTTCGATCTTGACAATGCCTTAGCACCTTATTCGCACCACTTCTATCAGTATGTCTATTGCCTGCAAGTACAATCTTCCACCCTTTTGGAAAGATGTAATCACCAATCTTGCGATCTTCATCTTTACCTTTTGGGTCAAGTAATTGTCCTATCGTTGCTTGCACGCTTGAATGTGCTTGAGCAAATTCATCAAGGAAGAATAGACCTTCACCATCCTTAGGCAAGTTGCCTAAAAATGCTTTCTTTTGCTCACCATCTTCAATGTATGGCAAACCACCTAAATCAATAGACTCCACTAGACCCAATCGAAAAGAGATAAATCCAAATTCATCATCTTTAGGACTTGTTGAGTCTGTAAGAGTTCTATCATTCGCTAGTTCCTCAGCGATCTCTTTAACAATCGCAGATTTACCAACACCTGTTCCACCAATTAAGAATGGGATATTGCTTCCCATCAAAATATGTAAACAGGATTTTTTTGCTTCACTAGGTTTAAACATAATTATTTCCCTCCAAAGAAATATAAGTTTTCGTAAGCATTACACTTACACCAATAACACCCCAAATAGTTGGGATGTTTTCATAGCATTTCAGCTAATCATCAGTTGGCTCACTATCTTTAACAGGTAAACCTACATTTCGATATGATTTATTCAATGCTTCGGTTTCTCCTTCAAAGACTTCATCATTCACCTTCTCTACTTCATAAAGACTATCTTCACCTAAGTTAAGATTTATATATTCTTCTGCTTCTTCTCTTGTATTAAAAGATGCACTTAGTTGATATGTAGTCATAGTGTCTTTGTATCTAATTTTATAAATTCTACTCATCTTGACCTCCAAAGTCAGTTTCTTGCACCCCATAACTAGGATGCTCATCAGCGTGTTAATTCACGGACTGTTGGAGCAGTCCCAAAAGTTATATATCTTCTTGTGATTCCAAATACAATATTCGCATCATTAATACTTCAATTGTAATTGGCAAAAAGATAATTTCCTTTTGGTTGGTGGTCTTGTTGCAGTCGTCACGACTTGAACTATCCTTTTAGCGAAACTTGGCACTTAATGGTGGCTAATGAATATGGACACTTCTCTTAATTGTTTATTGTTCTTAGGTTATCCCCTTCCCAATTAAGACACTCGCATTTAATCCATATTCGCAAGAACCTTCAACCTTACTCTTTTCAGAACCCCTGAGGGTAGTTGGCTACAGTTTAAAGTCATAATCGTTTTGGACTGTGTAGAGACAGTATAATCAATCTAACATCAAATTGCACATTTAATTAGATAGCAGTCTGTGAGCATTACCAAAAGACTAATGATCAGTTAATATTATTTGCATGAGTAAAGAGAAGAAACCAAACCTAAAGATCATAAAGAAAGAAGCAGAACTTACTATTAAGCAAAGACAGTTCGTAGATGAAATCATTAAGGGTAAGTTGGGTAGCTACAAAGAAGCTTATGCAAAGGTCTATGATGTCACTCTAACGAAGCAAGGGAAGATACCTAAATGGGTAGAGGTAGAAGCAAGTAAGTTAGTTGCAAACCCTAAGATAGCAATAAGCATACAAAGAGCTATAGCTAAGAAAGAGCAGTCAGCAGTTGCTAGCAGTCTTAGGACAAGGAACTATGTCATAGACCAGTTGTACAAAGAATCCAAAGAATCGGATTCAGATTCAGCTAGGATTCGTGC